AGCGCCAAAAGCAACACCATCTCCCTTTGTATTCTTAAAGGCCTCACTTAGCCCATCAATGACTTTTGATGTTTTTTTAAGCGCCGACGTTGCCGCACCGGTTGCGACATCAAGAATATATTCTACTGTTGTACTCATAATAGATCCGCAAGGTCAATGATTGATATGTTCGGAAACACTGTGCTCTTTTTGCGCTTGTTGGTTTTGAGAATACGCTTGACGCGATCACCTCTTGCCCGTACACATTGTACACAAACCAAAAGATCCGCCCATTGTAGTTTTGCAACATCGGAAGGAAGAACACCATAAGTACGGCCTATTATATCATACATGTGCACAAGATCCTCATCAAGAGCGAAAGGTACGCAGCTTTTCAGCCGCCTCCTCGTGTCCTTTCATGGCTTTATCGAGAATCGCTCTTCGATCCTCACTTTTCAACATCCCAACCCATAGACGATTTTGTTTTGCATTTTGCTGATCAATCGCGGTGACAAGGTGCAAAGGCTCCCATGTTTTGCCGCCATCCTTCGAGCATCGGCGTACGCATTTTTGCAACAATCGATCCTCTCTTTCCGCGATTTGCTCGAGCTGTTCTGGCTTGATTGCACTTGCCATCTGCAAAAGCTCTTCGATGTCGTCAATGTCGCCACTTCCTACTTTTTCCGCAAGCTCTTGCGTTTTGATAATCTGATCTTTGCTTTGTGACTTAAACAGAGCATGTGCAAGCATCGCGCTTGCCAACCCTGCCGATTCTACTTCGCTTGGAGATAGGATCCGCCCTTCGATTTTTATCATGCCATCAAACACGTCAATCTCAAAAGATGCGGATGCAATGATCTCCTCAAGGATATTTTTATCCATCATTACACCTCATTGGTTATTTAGTTACTGGTTGGATTTGCCGCATCGTTTACCATTGTGAGTTTGAAAGCGGTTTCCGCTGCACTAATATCAGCCAATCCAAAGAATGTGACCGATCTTTCAACGCGTCCGAAACTATTTACATCGTCGCTATACTCAGTGATTTTAGCGTTGCGCAAAAGAAATGTCATTGTATCCGCGCCCGCTGTAAATGTTAAACTCACATCGGATTGAGTGCCCGCAAGTTGTGCATTGTATAGATTGTTATCAGAAAGATCAAGCGTTGCGGTAATTGTTACCTCTCGCACATCGCTAATTTGTGGTTGGCCCGTAAGTTTTGACCCAAGATTGTTGATGCGCTCAAGCTTGTTATCGATCGAAAACTCAAAAGATCGTACTGTATAATTTACGCTGTTAAAATCCAACGTACCTGCTTGATGATGGAACATTTGTGCACCATTACCAAAAGTAGGCGTGATCGCTGTTGTTCGTGCCGCCGCTGTTTCCGCAAGGATCTCAAAAGATGCACTTGCCTCCGCGCCCGCCTCACAAGATATGGTCATTGAGGTAACCATTGCACCTTCAAAAGTCTCAACGGATCCCGTGCCTCTTTGAAAGTCAATCGTCAAAGATGGCAATACGGTTGTTGGCTCAAAGACGTGTGTATATGGTCCGGATCCGGTTGTTGCGGGTGTTCCACCAATTGCGGCCTTGAGTAGTTGGCCCATACCCTTATAAAATACCGGCATCTCGATTGTACCGCCCGCAAGTTCGAACCCGTCAAACGTTGCGCCCGCAAATGCCGCAGAGCTTTGAGATAAGTGCGTTGTACGCTCTCTTTCTTGTGATCGTGATAGTGAAACACTTGTCACACGGTTTGATATGGTTGTTGTTACCGCTGTGCCGTACGTGGTCTCTTGATCGTACTTGATAAATGCGGATCTTCCGAATTGCAAAGGCATTTTTTATCTCCTAGGATGGTAATTGATCGCGGGTTTGTATCAAACACCGTATATCTATTTGTTGGGTTTCAGTTGTGGTGATGCGGCAAACAAGCGCATAATCTGTATTGTTGGATCCTGCTCTTGCGCGCACCTTGACAAAACCCTCAATGAATCTGGTTTTGGATTCATCGAATCGGGCATCGTCGTTGGATCCTGAGCTATCAAAACTCTGTATAACAACATGCTCAATGCCTTCCATACCGAAACGAGAATTGTACGAAGAGGCACGAAGATTGAAAAGGTTGGATACTGCAAAATACACATCAATCTGATCCGTTGATGCTTTAACAAAAGAGGTTTGTGGCTCACTAGATGGAGATCGCTGCAATGGCTGTGTAACAAGCAAACCGGTTGGCCTTGATAGGTCAATGTATCCCGTCAATGCACTTGATGGCGTAAATGTTGTTGCAAGATCGCTTGATTGATCGGGATTTTGAAAATACACATAGATCAATGATACGGTTTGCGTTGTCAATCGATATGCGTTTACCTCGAGAGTAAGTGTACGGTTTGCATAACTTGCGCCGGATGCACGATCAAAAGTCAGTAATTGCCCTTCGCTATCAACAACGATCACATCAAAAAAATCCGATCGTATATTCTCCCAAAACAAATCCCAATCCGGTGGTATCTCTATCGTGATATCAACCGGTGTAACCGCACCCGATCCGGTTGAACTTGCATCCACTGCAACCGGCTGCCGCTGTTTCCATGATTCATTATACCAAGTCATTATATCCCCGTATCCGTTTGGCTATACACTTGTACCTCAATGTAACCGATGCCAACACCCTCAACACCAAAACGATCGCCATCCTCAGCGAGAAAGGCGCATTTTATATCATCAACGATGGAAGGCAAAGCGATCTGACGATCTGCAACCAATGCCTCAACCATATCCTCAACGAGATCCATCGCATTGACGGCGCGCTCACCAAGATCACCGCCGCCAACATATGCATATATCTCAAAGGTGTTGGTGATACGATACCGGCCCAAAGATTGCCCAAATTCGCTCGTGGCTTGCGCAAAATGCACGCACGCAAACGGCACATAAGGCGGATCGATCGTTGCACCGATTTGCACACGATTCGACATATCCAATCCAGATTCACCGCCTGAAAAATTCACGGCGATCAAGGACTTTAATTTTTCCGCTATTTGTCTTGTACGTGATGCCATTATTTTTCTTCCAACGATAAAGAGAGAAGGTTTTGCAAATCTTTGATTACGTCGTCTTTCTCAATCTTTTGCATGGCCCTACCCATAAATAAACGAGGCACCAAACCAATCGCAGGCGCACCAAACTCCATAAACCGTGCATAATTTACAGGTGATCCGCCCGTATTGCCACCGGCACGAAGAACAACGCGCGGATTTGCATTCTTTGTATCAACAAGGCCGGTGATCGATGATCTCAATCTTCCGGTTCTTACTCTTGGGTATGTGGTTGCATTTTTCTTGGCTTGCGCTTCCGCCTTGAGTGATAGCTTGAGCATTTGTTTGAACAGGTTTTTTATAAGCTCCCGATCTGCTTTTCTCATGCGTTGTTGGAATTGTGCCAATGATATTTGTGTAGGCATTGATCACCTCACAAGATTTGGCGCGATTCGCGGAACGGTGCAAGGATCTCAGCGACTTCTTTGGGCATCGTCTTTGGTGAGATGGATATTGTTGCCGCGCGCTGTGTGATACTATCTTTTCCTTGTGTCGCTTTGTTTCGATGCAATTGGCTAGCCCATACACAGATCCCGTGCTCAAGATCTGCAGGCAATTCGCTATTTGCATAACCAGCCTCGCAAACTACCTTGATTGCACGATAACCGCGCTCAAAGGTGTCTGTTGCTGTGATTGGGTCAAGTATGACTTGTCCAAGGTATTTATCAAGAGAATACGTTGTTGCATCAATCAACGTATCCGCATTGTATTGCCGATCAACGTCGCTGTGTATGGATGCAACACTTTGAATCGGTCTCATTGGTAGTTGTAAAACTTGCGGGTTTTCATGTGTTGGCCCGTCAAGATAAAATGTATGCGTTGCGGAAAGCATACGAGGTGACGCAAGATTATTGCTCTTGCGCCACCCCATGTATCGAGCGGTTGCGGCCTCCACGCGATCAAGCAGTGCCTCAAGGTCAGTATTGGCGGCATCGCCTGTGACCTCGGGCAAGTATTGCTTGAGCGTGGTAACCGTAACCATTGCCATAATTATGCGCGTCTCAGGTCAAAGACAAAAGCAAACTCAACATTACATGTATCACCAGTTCCGGCATGAGTTTTGGTGATCTTGAGTGATTCAAGGTCATCAAAATCAAGGTCAACACTAGAAACCAATGTCAATCTTTCCGCTGTGCCGGCTGTCAATGCTGTTGATTGGTTGTTTCGAACCGCAAGAGTTGTGGACCCATTGAGAACGGTAAGGATTGCGTAATTTGTACCGTCAACCGCTGTTGTAACGTTTGGCGTGAGGATGATATCAACAAGCTTTAACTTGCGATAGATCGGCATATATCGTGTCTCATTGGCGGTTGGAGCGGATGAGATAAGTTGTTTTGTGTATACTACTTGCATAATAATCTCCTATGATGTAGCCATCTTGTAACCAAACGCAACGTTTTTGGTTGCATCAAGATCGAGTGTATCAAAAGTTGCGCGCATTGTTGCGACGATTTCGGTGGCACCGACATCGATTTTGCGATCGGATTCAACAAGGATTCCTTTGCGCTCAAAGATGTACCAAGATGGAGCATGAGCCATCAAAAGGCCGGTTTTGTCTGTAGTTACGTTATCAAACTTACCAGCATTGTTGAGATCCGCACCCATGAATCGTGTCATGATGATCGGCATACCCATAATGTTTGCAATCTGACCGCTTACGACGGTGGCTTGTGGGCCAAAGACATCGATTGTCTTGACCTGATCCAACCCAAGAAGGTTTGCAAGAATCGCCTCGGGTGATGCAAAGATCACAACGTTTTGCAATGCAAGTTCGCCCATTTGCGCCTTGAGACCCAAAAGTTTCGCAAAGTCAAGACTTGAAAGATCAGCAGTTGCACCGCGCGCAAAGGCCTGCTTACGCATACCCTTGAACATACGACGATGATCAGAAGATCCACCAAGAGCAGGGCTTGTGCCCCAACGGGATCGGATGTTCCAATCTGCGATCGCATCTTGATGGGTTCCACTGTCATCACCATTGATCAAAGCGTCTTCCATTGCGTCATTTAAATCCATAACAATTTGACGTTGCAAAGCAGGAATAACCGCGATCGCACTGTCTTCTTGTGCGGCATCATCAATAAGGAATCGAGAAGCAAGACCTTTTACAGTGATAGACTTTTGTGAAGTTTTTACACTTGAGGCGGTGTATGCCGCTGGATTGTCGCTTGCGATGCTTCCTTTGAGGTAAGGACGCCCGCCGCGCTCAAGGCGTGGAACCAAGATTGTTGATCGTTCAACTTGTTGCTTTTGCAGGTTATCGGCAACAACTCGAGGAATCTGACTTTGCTCTTCGATGTTAAAATATAGGTTCGCAGCAAATTGATCGGGAATCCATTCTGCGCCCTCTGTAGCGGCATCGGTAAACGCTTTGTTGATTGCGGGCTGCATAAAACGAGGTGCCTTTTGCAGGTGCTTCCAAAGTTTAAGATCGCTCTTTGGAGTGTTCGGTGTGGACATGATCAAACGGGCAAGTGATCGCTCTTTGTTGATC